TTCCGCATCTGCCTGAGCCTTCGCTTCCGCATCTGCCTGAGCCTTCGCTTCCGCATCTGCCTGAGCCTTCGCTTCCGCATCTGCCTGAGCCTTCGCTTCGGCTTCCGCTTTTGCTTTGTCCTTTTTTGAAAGTTGACCTGAGATTACTACAACGGGATTAGTTTCATCCACACTTTGACTAAAAATTTCAATATCGTGTCCACTAATTTCACCTGTAATCTCCTCTCTGGTTACTTCCTTATATGTAGCATTAAAATGCTTGCCGTAAGCCTCAGCCTCCGACTCATTCAAAAAAGCCTCATTTCCAGACACCCAGCACGATTGGGCTTCAGGAAACTGCTCAAATAAAAATTTTGCATTCATCGTTATCGTGTCGGGAGGCAGCCAGTTTTACACCTTCGCCTCCCTTTTAAGGGTTATCTTAATTATGCGTTTTTGGCTCTAATAGCTCCAACGCCCTCTTGCGTTTGAAACACCTTTGAACCACCAGCCTGAATCTGCGAAGAAATAACTCTACCAAAATACTCTGGACGTGGAGCTGCATCAGCAAGTACGTCAACGTTACCAACCGAGCGACCCACATAGTCTGGATGCCAGAAGAAAATAGTATCAGAGTCAGTAGCCGCTGGAACGGCTCTTGGCAAACGAACCACCTTTGCATCCGAAGTCACCAAAGCTCTACTACGCTTATAGATTTCAAATCCATTGATTTCACCCAACTTTCCTGTGGAAGCATCCGCAACTTTCACATTAAAAGCACCTTTAATATCTGGGTCTTTTAAAAAGTGAGCGTAAGCCGTAGCCGATACCAACATCTTTCTGCCTTCCGAATCAACATCTTGGTTGTCAAGAAGCAAACCCGCATCAACAATATCGTTATATGCAAAAGTCAAACGGTTTCCAGTGGTCCCTGGTAAAGCAGATGGCTTTGCTGAACCCGTTGATTCTAAGATTGAATCAGCCAACTCTGGTCTCCAGCCGTATAAAATATCCAATGCAACACCCTGATTGATATTTTTAGTCATCAATCTTAGTTCCGAATCCATCTTATCGTATGATAATTGTTTCTGCTCAAGATTAGTAATTAGCTTAGGGTCAGAAGTATAATCATTCATATCGTACTGAATGTCTCCATCAACCCTTCTTGTAATTACTGCGGGCAAAACCACACGGTTCACTTCATAACCAGCTGGCAATCCCGCTTGTGGAATTACTACCGTTTTGTATCCCTCTCTAACATATTCGTTCCAATCAAGTGAAGCCTCGAGGAACTTATTGGATGCGAAGGCTCTTTCAATAATCCTTTTAATCCATAAGGTTCTTAATAACATAATTTTATATGTTTAAATAGTGATTAAATGCTTTTAAAAATTAGTAAGAATAACGAGAAGCGTTATTTTGCAACTGGCGAAATATCATCTTCTGGTTTCACCTTAAACTCAGCCAAATACAAAGCATCACGTTGTTCTTTGGTTAAATTCATTATCGTGCCTCTTTCCATGTGCATTGAAAAAGTCCACGATTCCTGTCCAGCTACAGCTGTACTCACACCCGCAACAGGTTGGCGAGTCATATCCGAAAGTTTCACAGGAGCTTGTAATGCCTCAATGGTTTTCTTCACCAAATCAAAATTGGTTTCCGAAAGCGTTAAATACCCATCTTTCAACGTGGCATCTAAACGATTGTCGGCAACGGCTTTATCCAAGATGCCAACCATTTCGGCTCGTTGGTTGTCTTTTTGTGCCTTCTGAAAAGCCGCTAAATTTGTAGCTGCCGCAGTGGCTTCACTCATTTTCGCCATAATTTCTGCCTCAGTGGCAGTTTTAGGCAAGCCCATTGCAAGGGCGAATCTTTCAAAATCCATATCTGTATCGGGGGTTGTTTTGTCTATGTTTGGGGTAATAAAATCCGAAAACGTCCACGCTTCAATCGGTTGGTAGTATTGATTATAAAAGGCAATGCAACCTTTATTCATCGGTACTGCACAAAGACTTGCTTCGAGAACCAAGAATTTTGTACATACCAAAACCTCTTCTCCATCAATTGTTTCAAGGTGGCACTCCAATGGAGTGCCGCCAATGCTTACGGCATTCAAGAAATCATCGTCCGAAAGGTCTTTCAACTCAATCGCCTTTAATTTCTTGGTGCTAAATTTCGCATTCGCCAATAACTTACCACCTTCAATCTTTACGTTCTCCCACTTGCCAATAATGCCACCAGTAGTCCAATCGTGGTCTGCCAGCATTAAAGGGTTTTCGGAAAAGCAACTCAAATCCAACCCATCTGACTTAATGAGAACTCTCTTGTTTCCCATTTTCATCACCGTCTCTGTACTGAGCGTAAAAGTCTTGATTTTTGACACCTGTTTTGCGTTTTGTTTTCGTTTGATGATGTGAAATTATACCACTTTTTCACCCCTCGCAATCCTTATAATGTAGTGTTCGTATAACTCACCCGAAGCGTACAATCCACACCTTCACGTGTACATGAAATTATACTAATTTCAACCCATAGACCACTAATAATCAGATTGATGACTCAGAAGGAAAAAAGAGAAAACGCCATGAGCCTGTTTATTGAACAGAGCTTCTCTAAACAAAAAATCGCCAAGTTCTGCGGAGTGTCCGTGCAAACCATTTCAGCCTGGGCAGAAGAAGACAACTGGGACGAAGTCCGTATGGACACCCTCCGTGTTGAGAAAAACATGAAGGTGAGGATATACAAACTCATAGATCATTCGCTCCAAGTTTTTGAACAGGAAATTGAAAACCAAAAAGCCGAAGGGAAACTTAAACACCTTGACAAAGGACAGATTACCGGACTTTCAACACTATTAGCGGGTATCAAAGCCAAAGAATTGTCATTCTCCGAATCCGTTAAACTTTTAACCGAATTCATGGAATACGTGAATACGCAGGATAACCAACTTGCCAAGCAGCTTATCCCGTTTACAGACGGATTTATTTCAGCTCTGAGAGCCAAGTAATATGACCGAAAAGGATATTCTCCTCCGATACGAGGAATCGAAAAAGAACATAAAACGCTCAACGCCCGTCCCTACCAACGAAAGTGACGTGGCGAAGCAAAAGCGAATTGCGGAACTCTTGGGTAGTTTCGACAAATTCTGTGCGTACTATTTCCCACAGTTCTTTGATGAAGCCACGGGCGGGGCAAGGTTCGGCTGGTTTCACCGAAAAGCCGCCAAAGACATTCTTGCCGACAAAAATATCTTTGCCGTTTTGGAGTGGCCTCGTGAACACGCCAAGTCAGTTTTTGCGGATATTTTCCTACCCATGTACCTAAAGGCAAAAGGTGAAGTTTCTGGAATGGTTATCGCTTCGCAGTCCGCCGCCAAAGCCAAAGGTTTACTTGCTGATATTCAGGCACAATTTGAATCTAACCAGCGATACATCAACGACTTTGGCATCCAGTATAATTTCGGCAATTGGTCAGAACAACACTTTGTCACCAAAGACGGCACTGGTTTTTGGGCTTTCGGTCGTAGAGAATCTCCACGAGGAGCAAGAGAAGGAGAAAAACGACCTAACTTCTTAATCATTGATGATTTAGATGATGACGAAGAAGTAAAAAATCCTGACCTCGTAGCCAAATCTTACGACTGGCTTACGGGTGCTTTGATTGGTGCAATGGCAATCAAACAGCGAAGAATTATCATGGTCGGAAACCGTATTCACAAAGCCTCCATTTTGGCTCACGTGGTCGGGGATTTAACCGACGACGACCCTGTAAGTGAATCCATTTACCACTCCAAGGTTTTTGCGTTAGAAAACCCAAAAACTCACAAAGAAGACCAATCTGAAACGGGCGTACCTGCTTGGAGAGAGCGTTATACTCGTGCAGACATTGACCGAGTCATTGAACAGATGCGGTATCGGATGGCTCAACGGGAACTCTTTCACCGACACATCGAACTCGGCAGAGTCTTTAAAGATGAATGGCTGGTTTACGAGAATCTGCCACCGTTAAATACTTTTGATAATATCGTCACCTATAACGACCCCAGTTTTAAAGACTCTAAAAAGAATGATTTTAAGGCAATTTTGATGGTCGGTCGTATCAAAAACAAATGGTACATCATTGATTGCTGGGTAAGGCAAGCCACCCGAAATGCAATGGTAGTGGCTCACTACGATATGCACGAAACCCTCGAAGCAAAAGCAGTCAAAATCTTTAAACACTGGATTGAAGCAAATTTTATGCAGGATTTATTGATTGAAGACTATGTGGCAGAGTCCGAAACTCGTAAATATATGCTGCCAATTTTTGAAGATAAGCGAAGCAAACCCGAAAAGAAAGGTCGAATCGAATCATTGGCAGTTTACTTTGAAAGAGGTCTGATTGTCGTAAATGCAGAGCTCCGCAAGAAACGTGACTTTCAAAATTTCCGTGATCAACTTTTAGGGTTTCCAGTGGCACACGATGACGGTCCCGATGCCTTGGAAGGTGCAATCGTGAAGCTCCGTGATTCTCAAAGAAGAGAAGCCAACCCGCCAAGACTTGGTGGCGACCGCAGGAAACAATTACGCAACTATTAACCAACCCAATCCATGTACCTAACCATCCAAGACTTTGACACGTCAATATATCCCGAAATCCGTAACGCCATCGCTCGGAAGTCGCAATTGAACGTCAATCACCAAATCAACTTCGCCTTGTCCTTAATTCGGTCAAGGCTTTCGGCTCGGTATGACATGGCGGCTGAGTTCCTCAAAACGGGTGAAGCTCGTAACCCTTTGCTCTTAGAGTACGCCATGGACATTGCCATTTATAACCTCTACAACTCGCAGGAGGTAATCCCCGACCATAGAGTCAAAAGATACGATGATGCCATTGATTTCATGAAGGACGTTGTCTCAAAACGAGCCAACCTCGAAGGCGTGCCATTAATCCCTTCTGACGACCCAAACACCCCAACTGGCAACATAAAGATGGGAAGCAACCCAAAACGAAACATTCCTCTATATTAGATACCCGATTAAGTCCCGCTTAAATAAAAACCTAATCAACTTTCACGCTTTTTAGGTACGTAGATATAGATTAATCTAAAATAATCGCTTAAATCAAAGATTTTACTATTACCACAATGGCAGATAAACAACAATTACCCCAAATCAAACAACCCGTCAAAATGCCCATTAAGGTATATCCACGAGACCAAACACCAAAGGCTCTGGACGACTGGGTGAATGCAAGGGCAATCCGTGAGTCAATCTTTGCTCCGCTTACAAAGCCTTTGATGGATTTGTATCGAAACATTTTGCTGGATGGTCACGCCAAAACCATTGTGCGTCAGCGTATCCTTCAAGTAACAAACATCAAGTGGACGTTCACGGTTGATGGCGAACCCTACGAACCCATCAGCGAGTTTACCAATAAGCTATTTTTCAAAAATCTATTAAGGTACATTCAAGAAGCTCCGTTGTACGGCTTTTCATTAATTGAACTGGACTTCCGAAAACAAACTTGCGAGCTTATTCCCCGTGAACACGTTGTGCCTGAATGCGAGGCTGTTCTTCCCGACCCCTACATCGTTTCAAGTGGTGTAGATTATACCAAGCCTCCCTACGACCGCACCACGTTTTTGGTTGGTGAAATGTGGGATTTGGGTCTTTTGTTTTGCGTTGCTCACGATGTGCTTTTGAAGCGTGGCGACGTGTCCGATTGGGCAGTTTTCAACGAAGTGTTTGGAATGCCGAGCCGTGTCTATTTCTACGACCCAAACATTCCTGGCAATTACGATGAAGTGTCAAAGCAAGCCTCCCAAACAGGAGCAAATTCGTGGGCAGTTCTTCCCGTAGGTTCGGATATGAAACAAGAGTCGGTTGCTGGCAAAACAGGAAACGAAACCTACAAAGTTTTTGCCGACTTCTTGAATGCCGAAATGTCGAAGACTATTTTGGGACAAACCATGACAACCGATAATGGAAGTAGCCGCTCTCAGGGCGAAGTCCATGCCGAAACCGAAGATGCCATCAATGCTGACGATCGCCTTCAGGTGCAAGCGGTGTTGAACGAAATGGTTGTTGCTATTCTCAAAAAGCAAGGCTTTGACGTTCCAAAAGGCGGCAGCTTCCACGCTCACGAAGAAGACGAGGAACTCACGCCACAGGAGCAACTTGATATGGATTTGAAACTTCATAAGGAAGTAGCAAAACTGCCCTTAGACCATTTCGAGAAAAAATACAACGTAAAATTCGACCCAAACCAACCAGAGCCAGTTGAAGAAGAAGTATTGAAACCCGAAAAAGACCCGAAAAAGACATCCCCTAAAAACGTTATAAAAGCCGCTCGTGGAGCGAGTGGGTTAGCAGACTGGCTCGAAAAAACTTTTTTCGCCTAAGCCCCGATACTGAATTCCATAATGACAGCATCGGGGCTGCCATTCATGCCGCCTACGGAAGCCCAAGCCAAGCCCAAGGCTGGACTTTTGCCGAAATAGAGCCAGTTTTAGACGTTAAAAATCTTGTTTTAGAAGCATTAAAGGAGCTTTTTAATGCTGACCCTGCCCAAATTCTTAATGTGGGCTTGTTCAACATTACTTACAACGCCTTACTCTCTGGTATCACACAAGGCTACGGGGAAATACAGTACGGAATGCCAGACCAGATTTTTCTTGAAAAACTCCAAGTGTCTGCCAAATACTTTGCGGCTCGCAAAACTGCTTTACAAGTATCGCAACTCAGAGAGTTATTAATCAAGCCAGATGGTACTCGTATGGCTTGGTCTGAGTTCAAAAAAGCGGCAAAGCCCATTGTTGGCAATTACAACAAAACGTGGCTCAAAACAGAATACGACACTACTATTCGAGTTGCGAGAGCTGCACGTCAATGGCAAGATTTTGAACGAACCGCAGACTTATTCCCTAATCTTGAATACAGACAAACCGTGTCTGCAACTCCCCGACCAGAACACTTGCGATACGTGGGAATCATCAGACCCATTACCGATTCTTTTTGGGATTATCACACCCCGCCCATCAGTTGGGGTTGCAAATGTTCGCTTAAAAATGTGGACAAACCACAAACCGAAGTACCGCTTGACATCAACACAACCGACCCAGTAGAGCCAGCACTTCAAAACAATGCTGCCAGAACTGGACAACTGTTTGACATCAAGAAAACGGCTTATTTCGAGAATACGCAGGATATTTCGGACGACCAACTTGACGAAGAACTTAATAATATCTTGACATGAACTTCCAACAAACTCTCTTATTACACGCCAAAAAAGTGACACATTATATAAAAAACGATGCCTTGGACGTAATCGGAACACTTGCCGTCAATCACGCTCAGGATAGTTTTATTAATGAAGGTTACACCGATGCACATCTCCAACCGTGGAAAGAAGTGAAACGAAGGCAGTCTGGCAAAGGTAAACCACGAGACCAAACCCGACCGATACTTTCGGACACGGGCGACCTAAAAGATTCTGTCCGTTACGAAAAGGATGGAGACTCTGTACATATAGGTTCAGACTTAGACTATGCCAAACCGAACAACGAAGGCACTAATAACGCTGGTAGGGGCAACAAAACCACCATACCACAGCGTAAATTTATTGGCAAGTCCATTGAACTGGAAACCCAAATTAAAGCAAAAATTCAAAGAGACCTTAAACGCATTACCAAGACATGATAATCGAAGCATTCCGTGAAATCCGTGAAGCCATCCGCAACAATGTAGAAGGCATCCATTACATTGACCTAGACCGTGGTCAATTACAAAATCCAACTAAATTCAACACGCCCATGTCTTCAGGAGTAATCTTAATCGACTTTCAGGACGGTATTTCATGGCATACGGGCTTAAAGAAAGTTCAACGAGGAGAAGGTGTTTTCTCTGTAAAAACTGCCGTCCGTTTGCCAGATGAACAGTTCCTTGACGAAGACGTGGAACAAAATTTAGACGCTCTTGAAATCGTAGAAGACATCAATATTGCCATCTTGAATATGGGAGGCATGGCAAGAGTAAATACCAAGAGCTATCACGTAGGCAGCTTTTATGTGGTCGAAAATATGTACAATACGGGCTGGGACTATCAACCCATTGTACCAGAACTCACTCCTTATCAACTCAAAAACCAGCAACTCGTTGTTGAAATCGAACTCGAAAATGAAAGCACAGCTAATTAATTTATTAAAACAACAGTCTGGACTGTTAATACTGGCAGTATTATTCACCTATCAACTCTTTTTCAAAAGGAGCGAATCCACTCAGCTTTTGATTGATGCCCAGGCGAAGGCAGTCCAAGCCACGGCTCTGTCCGAAAACACACTCCAACAGGCAACTGAGCTCCAAGAGCAACTGGCAAAAGCCAACGCTCGGCTGGATGTTGCCACGGATATAATTGCCAAATCAAATCTATACAACCGTACTGTTGAGGCAAAATACCAAGCCGAAAAGCGGTCAAGCGTAGCCCAGGCAGATTCCATCTTATATTACCTTAATCAACTCAAACAAATCCAAAAATCGTTATGAAAAATCGCTTTAACATCCCCCTCCTTTTCAGGGGAGGGGTTAAGGGTGGGGTATTGCTCATGCTCATATTATTCACGCACTTTTCGCAAGCCCAAGTAGCAGCACCCATTAGCCAAGACGTACTTGATTTCTTGCGGAACTTCCCAGTTGCCAAAATCCAATCCACAATCCAAAACCTTCAGTCCGACCTAAAAGCCTGTGAGAAATCTAAGACTGACATTCTTGCCAACGCAGACTCTACGAATCGCAAATTAAGCAACGAAATCATGGTACTTAAACAGCACTTAAACACGGCAGAAATGAAGACCGACAACATCCGCAAAAACACCGAAGACTCCGTAGTATTGACCAAAGGCATAGAAAAGGACATAAAAAAAGCCCGACCATTAGGATGGTTCGAGCGAATTGGTATTGCTTTGGGTGCAGCTTATTTAGGGTATCGTTTTGGAAAGGCTTTTTAGTTTTCAATCTTTTCCCATTGCTGCCTTTTTCGCAAAAATCTTGTCAGCAGCCATTAAGTCATCAATTGTTACTGGTCTGCGTTCCGTATCCAATAAGATATAATCTCTAATTGGCTCATGCTTTAAATCAATTTCGTGAATAATATCATTTTGACCGTCATTATAACGAAATTTTACAATAGAAGGCTCAACACCATAACTGGCAATTACTCTCCATTCTTCCATTCTTTTATTCAAAAAAAAATATGACTGTTTCATTTTATTGTTAAGTTAATAAATCCAAATCATTTTTACCTACCGCCAGAGCTTTGTTGAATTAATAATAAATTCCACAAACAGTAGCATCACCCGTATATGCAGAACTCTCAATTCTCATCCCTGCACAGGAAACACCCCTTGCAATACCATATTCAACCCTTACAGAACGGAGCTTCCAATGCTCCCTCTTAGTGCCTCTAAACATCAAATGAAAAGTAGAGTCAAGTATGTCTTTTGCTCCGCTTAGATGGTCTTCTCCTAATTGGGAAGTTTCAATTTGCATCTCTAATGTATATTCTTTCATAATTTATTGTGTTAATAAATCCAAATCATTCTTACCTACCGCCAGAGCCTTCTTAACGCTATTCCACAAGGTAGGTTTTTGCCCTTTGGTAAATTTTTGCGTTATCACGTTAATTGTCAGTTAATTGCTTCCTTAATTATAAGTCTAAATTAACGCTCAATAAACACACGTGCAAGTCTTTTCTGCACTCTTTCGATATATTTTTCTTCTCTACATTTCTGTATCAAAGTCAAGCAAATTACCAGTAAAACACCGTAGGGAAACATCTTAAAAGCGTTCTTACCCCTTTGTTCGTATCCGTTCATGTACGGTTGGTTTTTTCGGTTTGAATTACATATTCAATAGCATCTTGAATAGTATCAAAACTTTTAAATTCAGGCGAAGGTTGGCGATTAAAACACACAAGTACAAAATCTCTCGGAGTTGGAAAGATGTGAAAATATGCTCTTGCATATTGAATATTGCCACGCCCTTTTGTATAAACATAGACTTTGCCACCTTTGACTTTAAAAGTAACATAGTCGCCAAATGGAGCGTGGTTCTCTACATTGAAAATTTTTTCGAGCCTATCGTCTTGCTTCAAGACATTTTCAATCTTATTACGATTTTCACGAGTGTTATTATTCATATTGATATTGTTTTTTATTCTGAATTTGCGACACTCCAATATTTCTTAAACATCGCTGGTTTAAACCAAAGATAACTATACTGATTACAGTAGCTGAACAGTCCTTTAAGTAATACTTTTGTTTGATTCCCATTTTTAGTATTCGACACCGCCAAATCCAGTAACTCCTTCTGCTCAGCTGTAAGCCGAAGTTCAACCCGAACCATCTTTGCCCCATCCTCCTTCTTGGGTCTGCCTTTTTTCTTATACTCAACTTGTTCTTCCATTTTGCCTTTTTTGTACGTACAAATATAAACAAAAATCCCGATAACCAAAGGCTATCGGGATTTTAAAAGTATTAGTCTGCAATAATTATTTCTTTACGTACATCTGTGGCTGTTTGGAATTTTTCAACTCAGCAACTTGAATTTCAATCTCATCTGCGAGTTTCCTTTTTAGTGCCGCCAGCTCTTTGCTCTTCTGATCGGTATGGTCAATGAGTTGATTAGTCGTCATAATCGTCTCATTCAATAACTGCAACTTTTCTCGGAGCGTATGTGATTCACGAGCCAACCGCTCTGCTAATAATTGATTCTCCAAGATGGCAGCCTTAAAGCCAGTTGTGCAGGTATCACAAACCCCGAACTGTACGCTGTCCACTCGTTGCACTTCCTTTGCCATTGCGTTGATAGTCTCCACCGCCTTAGTGTCAATCGCAAAATGATAAGGTGCAAATTGCACACTCGAATCAACGTGGACAACGAAGGGGTCATTTGATTTTCTTGCAATGTTTTCACACGAACCTAATACCGCCACTATGGACAGCATTAAGCCAATTCTAAATAAATTTTTCATTTTGATGTTGGGTTTTAAGTTTAACAATTCGATTGAGCCAGCCTTTCAAAAACTTCTTCTGTGTGCCAACGCCAATCTTGAAATAAAAATTTTCACGGTATTTATATAACCGCTGGTACGTAATCTTCGGGGGTGATTTGTTAATGGCTCTGAGCGTGTTCTTTCCGATAATGCCGTCAGGAATAATGCCAATAATCTTTTGCATCGCTTTGATGTGCCGATTATCTTTACCCGCTCCTGAGTTCACAATCAAATCCACGAACAACTCCGCAATAGCTTGATTATTTATTTCAGAAGCCCGAACAAAATCCCAGTAACATTCACGATACACGGGTTTAATGTCCTGCAAGACAGTCAGCTGTAAGTCCTTTTCGTCAATGACATTGTCAAAATTCTTATCGCACAACACAACTTGAATCCGTCGCTCGTAACAATACTCCTTATATCGTTTCAGCGTTACGCCAAATTTTGTTGCACCGCCACGGTCGTACTGAGTTACTGTGAATAAGATTCCTTCCAAACGAATCAGATGAGGAAAATACTTTTCAAAATCCGCTCCCATGCTTGCGAAGCTCAGGAACATTAACATAATAAGTTTATACATATATAGTGGTTAGGTTACTCGTAATTCAGAATAACTCGATATCATCAAGAACCATCGCATCTGCTAACAGCCTCAAATCCAGTTGTAATTTTATAAGTTGCAATCTGCTAAACGTGCCTTGTATATTAAGTTTAATCATGTCTGCTCGTTTGCCTTCGCTAAAAATTCTACCCGCTGGCGAAGTGCCTGGCTTAACAACAAGAGACTCTTTGTCCTTTAATAAAGTGTATTCTTGTATTAATTTGTCCATAATTAAGGTTGTATAAACAGGGAAAGACAGCCATTTCCCTGTGATTCATTGGTTTCCACTGTCCGATTAACGGCTGTCGTCTCCGCCTATTTATTGCCCGTTGGGCTTTCTGTTATCAATTTATCTATGCACGCCTTACGGGAATCGAACCCGCTCCTCCAGATTTGAAGTCCGGGAGGCAGCCTTTACCCCAAAGGCGTATTATTGCTTTTTAATGTCCTCGCTATCTGGCTTTCTTGTGCCAAATAAATACCCAGATATAGCTCCATTCATTGCCACAATCACAAATATCATGTTATTCATTAACTCCTTATTCGAAGATGGAACTTCTAAAAAGAACAAACAAATCGTAAAAACCATGATAAAAACCACCACGATAATCGCCAATAAATTGGCGGTCTTGATTTTACGCAACTCCTGATTAAAATTCATAATAGTGGTTAATTTAAAAAGTCTTACTGGTCTTCCTTGTCAGTCGCAATCTGCTTAAACCGTTGCTTACCTACATTTAAATCCTTCTGCAATCGTTCATATACCGTAGAATCCTGTGCGGCATAAGCCTTTAAGCCTTTTTTGAATTTCAAAAAGTCTTGCCGTCCTTGAAAGTACATATTCAATCTTTGATACATGGTCTTCAGGTTCTCGTAGGAGTACTCTACGGGTACTGATTTCATCTGTATTTTGGCGTTTGGCTTCGGATTAGCCGCAATTGCAGCATTGATTTTAAAAATTAAGTCTTCATCATCTTTGCTCATCGGAATCCCTTTTGCTTTGCCTGTTGCATACTTTGCATACACAGCTGCTCTTGTTTCGGAGAGTTCCATCACATCCGTATCAATGTAATCAATCACTTTCTTTTGTGCATTAACTTGATATACACCTGCCAAAAATATAATCAATAAAACAAAATTTTTCATGTCAAATTAATGTTAATTACCGCCTTTAATATAAAGTCTGTAAGTCTGTTGATTGAGAGCTGAAAAACCATACATCTCAATATTCTTGCACGAATCGTTTGCAGTCATCGTGACCACGTGATTCTGATTAATCCGAATATTTCGGTTCTTATTCGGCACACCATTGCTCCAAGTGGCAGTGTCATTGAAATTGCCAGACTTCACCGTTTCGGTATCTGGCGTAAAGAATGCGACAAAAGCCACAAGAATTTTGAAAAGAATATTCATGTCAGTATATGTGATAGTTTTGATGTGAAATACCATTAATACTCGCTCCTTTTGTCCATCTTACCGTAGCTCTTCTCGATACGAACCGCTTTACAACTACGGAAGTATCAATTTTTAAGATAAAAAATTCCTTAGCATAAACCTGCTTTGTATTGCCGTTCGGGATTGAATTGGTATTGAACGTCTTTGGATTGCTCCAGCAGCCACTCATCTTTGTCTTATCAGTCACCACTGTACTATCATTCCAACCCGTGTTTGAACAAGATGTCTTTTTGGCATAGATCGGAGGTGGATAAGAATCCGTACAAGTCGTAATTAAAGAAGAATACAAAACTGTTTTATTGTTGTTTTCAATAATACTATCAGGTTCGTAATTCAAGCAAATGTTATTTAGAAACTTATTTGTTCCAAAAATAATGTTACCATGTTGTCTTACTATAACTGAATTGACAGCCATATTTTCATCAACCACCACGAAGGTGTTATTTGAAATAACAATATTTTTGCTGGCACCAGAAGGAACTGTTCCATTGCTCCAAATAGCTGTGTTGCTGTAATTCCCGCTCATTATCGTACTGTCCGTAGTAACAATAACTTTGATGGGCTTTTCCAAATCGTCAAAGCCAGAACTTAAAAAGACTAAAAAAACAAAAAGATATTTCATGTTAATATATGGTTATAATTCCAGTTTTATTTTGGGAAAAAGTTATCGTTACAGTTTTAGTTGTATTGTCTATTTTGTAGGGTGCATATACAATGGTATCACGGTTTGTACTCGTAATTCGGACATTTAAGGGGTCAGAAATTTGGTGTTCAGACTGAAGAATAGTCACCACATTCACACCCGTAAAAGTCTTGACATATTTAACGTGCAGAAACTCCCCTGCATCACCTTTTGCTCCAACCGCTCCAGTTGCTCCCGTTAATCCTTGAATCCCTTGAGAGCCAGTGTCACCTTTATCACCTTTTGCTCCAACCGCTCCTGTTGCTCCTGTTAATCCTTGAATACCCTGAGAGCCAGTATCACCTTTTGCTCCAGTTGCTCCAACAGCACCCGTTGCTCCTGTTAGTCCTTGAATACCCTGAGAGCCAGTATCACCTTTTGCTCCAGTTGCTCCAACAGCACCCGTTGCTCCCGTCAATCCTTGAATACCCTGAGAGCCAGTATC